GCACCCGCCACCTTGCTGCCGACACCGAGGACGGTAGAACCCACTTTGGACTGGCTGACGGTCTGCCATGCATTGGACAGCCCATTTCCAATGACCGTCTTTCCTGCACCGAGGAAATTTTTCACTCCACCGGCCATACCTCCAAGGTCAAGACCGTTCGGTCCTGCAATGCCGGAAAGAATCTGTCCCGCAACACCGCCGGTCTTGGCGATAAATCGTCCAACCGGATTGCCGCTTCCGAACCCCACCAGAGCATTTTTCAGGCCGCCCAGCGATTGCCCGACATTGGAAACATACCTACCGGAGCCGGAGTTTTTCAGCACGCCCAGCAGGCCACCGTTCGTGCTAGCTTCCAGCACATCATTTACAAAACCGGTGTTTCCTTTCTTGGTTCCGCTTCGCAGGCCCTTGAAATTTTTCAGTGTTGCCCAGATGCCGACACCAGCGCCGTCCAACGTCTGCCCAATTTTTCCAAGGCGCGTTGTGGGCTGCTGCGCTCCGGCACCGGCCATCTGAACGCCGTACTTTGCATTTTCAGCAAACATTCCGGCATTCGATTTTACAAAGGATGCGCCACCAACTGCTCGTTGGATCAGGCTTGTGGGTGTCAGTGCGCCCATCAGATTTCGGACAGTGATGCCTCCGAATGTTCCGCCTGGGGCACCGCTCGGTTTTCCGCCGATTGCAATGTTCCCGATGGTGTTCAGCAGCGAGGATCCTGTGCTATAAGCCGTCGGTGCAAAGCTCATAGCTCCGAACGCCGCGACTATGGCAGCAATGGCCCCTGCCACTTCCGGCCCATGCTCTGCAGTGTAGTCGATGCCCTTCTGGATCCACGGCAATGCCGCCTGCGCCGCATTGCCAATTCCAAGCAGCGCGGAGCGCAACATCGGCAGAATGCCATTGACGATGTTGGACAGATCTGGCAAGCTCTCGGTGATACCGTTTGCTATGTCGATCCACATGGATGTCAGTTCTTTCTTTGCCGGAAGGAACTGATTGCCCGCCTTGATAAGCAGGCGGTCTGTCGCATTACTTGCCATCTGGCTTACCGCTTTGCCGGTGTCCAGACGAACAAGCAATTCTTTCTCCATGCTGCCGCTGTATGCGCTGGTATCACCAGCCATAAGCAAGGCATTCTGGAACGCAGGCAAGTTGCCCACAATTTTTGAAACGCCCTCAATGGCCCACTGTCCAAACAGTGTCTTGATGGTCGCAGTCTGCTGGTACTTGTCCTGTTTCGAGATCGCCTCAAAGACTTTGTACAGAGTGCTTGCTGCACCATCTTCTCCGTTCGGCCCCGTGGACTGCATATCCTTTGCAATCTGCACAGGATCAAAACCGAGTTTGTTCCATGCGCCCACCTGCGCATCCGTTGCACTGTTGCCAAGGGTGATGTTTGTAAACACACGGTTCAGGCTTGTTCCGGCCTTTCCATCATTAACACCCATAGCCAGCATGGTGGCTGCAAGCGCAGAAGTCGTGTGCAGGTCAACGCCGGCTGTCTGGCCGACGCCGCCGGACGTATTCACCACGCTTGCGATTTCCGCCGCCGTGGTAGACATGTGACCGCCCAGGTAGTTGATAGAATCCGCAATGTCGATGATCTGGTTGTGGGTCTTGTCGAACGCAGTCTCCCACTTTGCCATATAATCGGCTGCGGATTTCGCATCAATGTCCCACGCAGCGGCCAGTCGGGCCGTATCGTACAGGTAGCTTTTTTCTCCGGTCTGCTGGTTATCCAGAAAGATTTGCTCATAGCTCTTGCCGGACTGTCCCAGCGATGCGGCGATTTGCGCCATCTCGTCCCGTTTGATTGGGACCTGCGTGGTCATGATGCCGCCAACATACTTGACTGCATCTGCCGCCTGGGCTTGGTATTCCTCTGCCATGGAGGTTGTCTTTTTAATCATGACAGCGGACACAGTTGTCAGCGTCGCCATGATTCCAAGCCCAGTCTTTCCGATTACGCCCAGAGTGTTTGCTACCGTGCTGCCCAGTGACTTGGTTCCCGTCAATGCGTTTGCCAGATCACCGGTCAGCCCCTTCGTCTGCTTTATTGCAGTTACAAGGGACGGGTCCACCTTGCCCATGATGCGGATGCTGAGGTCTAGTGCTCCATTTCCCGCCATACGTCTGCCACCTCGTTACACAGATCCACCAGCTCCCGCCGGGGCAGGTGCAGCAGATCTGTCATGTTGGAATGCGTGGCAATGGATAGCTGGATAGCCGCTTTCCGAAGTCCTTTTGCCCCGCCTTTTACTCGAAAAAATCAGAGTTTACAGCATCACGCAGCTTAACCGCCTCGCACAGCGGCAGACCAGCAAAGAAGTCCACCGGGTAGCCGGTGCCCATGCTGGCGATGATGCAGCAGTACAGGTAGTTGCGATGCGTATTCACCGGTGCAAATCCGCCCGCAGCCATACGGTTTTCTGCCATGGATTCGCTCATAGTGTTCAGTTCGCCCACGCCGGACAGGTCGATGCCGTCAAAGGTCTTGCCCTTCAGTTCCGCCTTTTCGCTGCCCTCGTAGGTGTAGGGCGCTGCAAACTTCAGGGTGTGAGATTCCAGCTGCTTTTTCACTTCATCGGCGTTCTCGCTGTTATCCATGCCCTTGATAACCGCCGCCTGCACTTTCTTGATCTTGCCGCGGGGCATGAGCTTGAAGAACTCCACCGGCTTTCCAGTAGCCTTAACAGCCATTTCCTGTGCAAAGGAAGTGGTCATTTCCATCGCGTACATGGCCGCCGTCTCGTTGCCGATGCTTTTCTGAATGTCGATCAAGTCCTGCACGGTCATCTTCTCCATACCGGACAGATCCAGGCTGTCGTACTCCTTGCCCTCGAACTTATAGGGCTTGTCGAACTTCACGATATTGTCCATTGCTGTTTCCTTTCCAAAAGACAATCAGCCGCCCCACGCCGGGACGGCTGACTTCTTCATGTATCGGGTTTAGATAAGAGCGTTGATCTCGGCACGCATATCCTCGCCATCGACATAGTAGCGGCCCGCAAACTTGTCGATGTCGATAACAGTAGTGCCGTCAACCTCCATCAGGTAACGGGTGACTTCCAGCGTGGTGGTGCTGCCCATGGTGTCGGCACGCTTCAGCTTGCCGGGATCCAGTTCCTTGGGACGACCACCCAGGACGACGCGCAGGCCCTTGTAGGTGTAGCCGCCGTTCTTGTTGTCGTTCTGCATGGCAGCACGCAGGGTAATCTGGATGTTCTTGTTGGGGTTCATCATCTTGGTGGCGTAGCTGTACATGGTGTTCCAGTTCAGCGTTGCCTCCATGGATTCAAACTGACCGGGCACGGGAGAATCGACTTCGCCCGCAATGCCCATGCCGGACACGGAGGTGGTCTTGTTCTTGATCTTGGGCAGGGTGATTTCATCCGCCAGACCAATGAGCAGGTCATCTTCCGTGTACGCATTGTAGTCATTGATGACCTGGGGAACCAGGTCACTGGAAATATTCAGAGCCATATGTCATTCCTCCTGCTTACAGAGACAGAGCGGAGGTCAGCGCGCCGGCCTCGTACTCCATGGTGTTATTGATCTGCTTAAAAGGCGGGAACGGCGTGCAGAACTGATAGAAGGAGTAGTGGCCTGCAACCAGTTCAGCGGTCGTGTTGCGGTCGGGGTCTGCCTTCATGCTGTAGCTGGCGCATACCTCGGTAGAGACATAGACGCTGCCCTTCATGTTCTCGCTGTCGATGATGGACTGAAGGCGCTTCTTGTTCATGGGCTTATCCAGCTTGCTCATGTTGTCCAGAACAAAGCTGGTCCAGGAGTGGTTGAAGAAGCGGCGGACACAAAGGAAAGCGTCCTTCGGGTCGGTGTTTTTCGGGTAGCAGCAGGTCTCATTGCCCCACACAACAAAGTCGCCGGAGCGGATGAAGGTCGCCACGCCCTGCTCATTCAGCACATTGCCCTGCTCCTGATCCATCAGGACTTCGGTGCCATCTTCCAGGCAGGCGGAGGAAATGGGTACGCTGACATTGGACGGGCTGGCATTAGGCGTGTCGTTGTACAGGCTGTCGTTGTAGACTGCCGCAGCAGCGGCCAGAGAGCTACCGCTGTAGATGGTGCTGCCGATCTTGCCGTACAGCCACAGGCCATATGCTTCACGAGAAGTTGCGCCCTGCTTGACCTTCTGGTTTGCCACGTCGGTGTACTTGCGTGCACCGGAAGCGGAACTGTCGATGTCAACAAAGCACACTGCATCGAAAACGCCATTGATCTTGCGGCACTTTGCCTGGAGCGCTGCGCACACCATGGGATCCTTGGAGAAGCGGGGTGCCAGCAGAATGCCGGGAACCATGCCCAGCTTGGGGAACACCTGTCTTACCACTTCCAGTCCGGTCTCTGCGCCGGTGGCCGCATTCACGCCGCCCACGATGTCGGCAGCGGTGATTTTGGTCGGGTCAAGAATGGAACCGGAAACGGTCAGGGCCGTTGCGCCGTCGCCTTTGCCGCCGTTGACCAGGGCGATGCTCACAGTGCCATCATCATTGAAGCTGGCCGAATAGTCCTCGTCCGCCGTGAGCACGGTCTGCTCCTTCTTCACGACCAGCTTTTTCAGCAGGATGCCGGTCTCGTCGATCTCTGCAATGCCGTCATTCACCTGAACGGTCTTGTTGGACAGTTCAGTGATGTGCTTTGCATTCGCAGGATCCAGGACGTTGACCACGACGATGGGGGAAATGCCCATCACCTGAAAACTGGCGCTCACTGCCTCACACAGGGTATACTTTGCAAAATCGTCGGAATAGCCCACTGC